ATTTATATAGTGTAAATTAAGTTTATAATTTAATAATAGTACGGATAAGAATACGAATACGAAGGATACGAATATGAAGGATATGAAAAATATGGGTAATACCACGGATTGTCATAATAACCTACACCACCACCATACCAACCTCTTCCGCTGTGATATCCTCTACCATGCCCACGCCCACGCCTACTGCCACGCCTATATTCTTCTAAAATACGCGGTCTAAAGAATAAATAAACCAAAACTATTAAAAGTAAAACGATAACCAAATGAATGATTCGCATATATATTTATGTAATATATAAAATATCAAAACCAATAAAAAATTGAAATGCTTTTACTGGAATCAATTATAGGTATTTCAAACAAACAAACAAACAAACGAACAAGTCAATCATGGCATCTTATATTGAAACGACCCCGGAACGCACAATGGAAGTGTCTGTTGGATTTATGACTGCTGTCCCTGAGATTGGACATTTGGAATTTGTTGTCCATTATTCAACGGAAGTAACTCCAACGCAACAAGAAGTTTTGACCGCAATTACGCCCGACGTTCTACGATTTTTAGGAGGCCAAGAACAATGCTGGATCATTACGAGTCATGATCCGGCGGTCGTTGAATTAGTAAATGATTTCAAATATTCGTATGCATTTGAGTGGTTGGATCTCGACGAAAAGACCCGAACGTGTCCAGTCATGAGAACAAGCACCTTTCGGCCGCACCGTCACAGATTTACAGTTTATATGTAAAATAGTTTTCCTTTATTACCCTTACATTTTATAAAAATTCAATAAAAATAAAAATTCAATAAAAATAAAAAAAAGAAAAAGGTTTTCGCCCTTTTTTAATTTTTAATTTTTAATTTTATAGTCTGTGTGATGTAACATAATAAAGCACGATGAAATAAGAGGATAGTGATACTATAATTGCTAAAAGCCACGCAGGAATAACTGTTTTCCGCCGAAGTCCTATACCAAATTCTCTTAGACTTCCGTCTAAATTATATAAAAACGCTGGTTTAAAAACTAGTATTAAACTATACAAAAATATATATATTAATATAGATACGACTATTAAATTATTTCGTACTATATTGCGGATAACCATAACCATATAATTATAGATAATAATAAAAAATTGTATAAAAGTTTTTATTATATTGAAAAACATGCATGTATATGAAATTTTATTTATAATGTCTGCGTGTGCGTGTGCGTTTCCGTTTATGTTTGGTGCATTTGCGTTTGCGTTTTATTCCTTTATGCTTACGTGTTCTACCCCCTTTTGTTGGATCAGCTGCATGTGCTGTATCACCAATTGAACATATTTGAACAGAGTCGCCTTCATGTTCAAACTCTTTAAAATATGCTTGTAACTTTCGGCGTTTCATACACTTGGGTAAAAATACAGATTCTACAGTTAATGCTTCAGCAATGTCTTCTTCAGAGCAACCATCAATATCAGTTAATATTTTTTTGGTGATTTTAGATAAATGTTCAAATACATCATCATTGATCGATCTTTCTAAACTAGATTCTGTTAATGGTGCTCGTGTTTTAGTTTCACCAAAAGGAGCAAATGCTTGTATAATGATACCATTATGCATATTAATATCATGACAAATATTACCCTTTCGGTCATCTACTAAAAAACTATTAAATTTGTTAAATGTTCCTCCAAACTCTGGGTTATCCCAGATTTGTTTTAATGATTTCGCATAATCATGATCTTCAATGTCTTCAGTTCCATATGCAAATATAAATGGGTTTTCTTCAAATCCAAAATGTTTGGTTATCATTTCAGCAATATCTGTTGCATATTCTCTCTCGGAATATGTCCAGATAGCAATTTGTATTCTTTTATTTCGTTTAACTTGTTCTAAAAATTTTCTTAATCCCGGTCTGAATAAAACGCATTGTCTTTTCGCTGGCATATCTATAAATTCACAATGCGCGGTCAGTGTGCGTTTCATTCCAGGATCTGCTTCTTCCCAAAAATGGTATGCTTTTTTATTTATATATTGTATCAATGTTTCATCAATATCAAATACAACCAATATAGGTAAGTCACTCATTATAGTATATAATAATATATTCTAAAAAGTTGTCTATGGATTTTGGTCCAACCTTTTTTTAAAAGGTTGATTTTGGTTCAACCTTTTAAACTTGTTTCACGGCAAAAGGTTGGTTGTGGTTTATTCGCTCATCGTATATACACGTGGATTGTCATCTGGTGTTGCCATTTTCTTTTTCTCTTCATATGCTTTGTCCCGTCGTTTCATATCCTGTAAGTTTTGTGTACAACTGGCATTGACGACATAATTGTATCCCACCGATGTAACTAATCCACCCGTCAACATGTACCAAATATATTCTGCTACAATATCTTTCAATCGAACAAATCCAAGCAATTGTTGTTTTAAATTGTCATCGGTAAAAGCGGTCGGTTTTATTAATTGCTTCATATTTTCCCAAAAGTTTGAGAAATTACTTTCAGTTATTTCATTAATAAGTAGAGATTCATCATTATAAATATGGACTAAAGCTTCTGCCATTATTTTATTATCTGTAGCTGACGGTTCTAATTTATCTTTAAATATTTTAGTTAAAAGAGTTCCTACACCCATAAGTTTAGCGATGCCATATCCAAAAGTATTTGAAAATGGTGCCAACCATCCTGGAAACATGAGAAGCACTACATTAAGTATTCCAAAAATAAATACCCACGGTATTAATGTCACGAGTAATGCGGTATTCCATTGCCGTGAACCACACATTGTATCGGTTAAAGATAGATTGATGATGTATTCGCCAATAATTACAAGTATTAAATAGATACCTAAATAAATTTTTGTTTGTGCTGGATCTGTTATATAATATTTTATAATAAAATAGATGGTTGTAATGATAAAAAACCAAAATAATGCTGTTGTGGGTGACGACGAAGAAGAAGTTTCAGTCATTATAGATAATGTGCATAATTTTTTTCAAAAATATAGATGTAATTATAAATGGAACAAAAACCGGCGTTAATTGAACCAGGTGTTCGTTATTTTATTGGTTGTACACTTAAAGAATGCCGTAAATTCAAAGATAGACATATTAGCAAACTATTTAATATAAGTATGACTTTATTATTGATTATTGTAATCGGTGGGTTTTTAGTTTATAGATATAAAGGTAAATTATCTCTTAAAGAGATTGAAGTTAAAAATAGAAAAACACAAGAGTATATTATAACAAAACTACACCATCTAGCATTATACAAACAACAACATTATCAAAGCACAAACATGATAACTGATTTGCCCTCATGGTCTGACCACCCTGAAGTAAGTATTTTACAGCAGAAGCAACATACACCTACAGATATGGATATGCAGATGGATAACTATGCTGTTTATTGAATATATATAATATATCAGTATAAATATAATGGATGACAAATTAATGGATGACAAATTTATTAGTGCTATGAATCAATATTATAAACTTAAGCAACAGTATGAAACTTCTCTACAAAAGCAAAAATTAAATATAATGAGTAAAACACTATTGTCTAAACGAGAAAAAAGAAAAAGAATACTACAACTTCGGCATAAATGTATTAATTGTAAGAAACCTGGTGGGACTATTTTCACAAATGTAAACAGTAGATTAAAAGCAGTATGTGGTAGCAGTGAACCATGTAATTTAAATATTGAATTACTTAAAGCAAAATACATGGATAGTCGAAAAGAATACAGGTTATATAAATCCGATTTAGAACAGTATAAAACCAGTATAATTATGACAAAATTAGATTTTTTATTTGGGTATAAAAGTGAGGATGAAACTTTATCCCTATTTGAAAAAGGCAGTTCTGAAATAGCAAAAATTACAGATAAAATGTATCAACTTGAGAATAGCATAAATGCGGTGATAAATAATAAGGAAACCCAACAAACCATAAAACAACTTGAAACATCACTTAATGAACACATTTACGAAATAAAAACTATATATAAAGACTATTTAGTAGACAACAAATCAGAGATGCTCAAAGATATGGTTGAAGTATACATTACAAAAATCAGACCACAAGCAGAAGAACTACGAAAATTAAAATACATGAATACACGAGTTGAATTTAGTTCAATAATAAAGTACATGTATAATGTTGATGCAGTTGATGAAAATATTTATACATTAGTAGAAGAACCGTATACAATAGATAAAATGGAAACCGCAGAGGGGAAAAATATGATAGTTAGTTATACTTTTTAATTCTGCATGTAATGTAAATATATATAATTATAAAATTACTATTTTATAACTATATATTTTATAACTATATATTTTATACCTATATATTATTATTCATGTTTTTGAAATATATTTCTATTAAAGTTTTTTTAATAAGTCTCGCACTCGGATTACTCTTTGTCTATCTTTCTAGTCCAACCCCAACTATTATATATGTATATCCCACCCCTGATAACGTAGGACGTATTGACTATAAAGACAAGGCATCTAATTGTTTTAAGTTTAAAGCAAATGAGGTGAAATGTCCATCAGATACAAATCTGATAAAAAAAATACCAGTTCAAAAGAGTAAAATCGTCGACAAGAATACAATTGTATGAAAATATAAAATATAATATGCTGATGTATCTATTATTTGTTTTGTAATATTTTATAATATATATTATTATTATTAGTAGTAATAATGCTTACCAAAGTTTTAAAATCAATACATACACAAAATGGGAAATATGCCATCTCTTTTATTTTAGGAATAGGATTAGCAAGTTTATTTAGAAAAGTGTGTAATGATCGCAATTGTATTGTATTTAAGGCACCTGCATCAGAAGAAGTGACAAGTAATATTTACGAATATAATAATAAATGTTATTCATTTAAAGAACATGCGGTAAAATGCGGTAATGCCGAACAAGAAGTTGAATTTGTATAAATAAAACTATGCGTAAATAGTTGATATAATATAATATATATTATATTAAATAATGGACACAACTATGATTGGAACTACAAGTATAGATGCTTTGCCAATGTCCCATGAACAAAGTGGTCCGGTGCAGCAACAGCAACAACCAATGCAACAGCAGCAACAGCAAGAAAACATTAAACTAGAAATGGATCACAATAAATTTCAACAACAACGAGACAATGACCCTGCAATTAATCAACAAAATCTAAATCAGTTTGTCACCGGCATACAACAAGCAAGTGCGGCAGGAATGACAGGTTTACCAGCACGAGATATTCCACAAAATCAAGAAGCATTAACCCGCGACCAACAAATGAAACCAAATTATATCCCTCGACCGGAACCTACCGATTATATTAAAGAACAACATAATAACGAAGAGATGATTCGCGAATATGCGCGAAGACAACAAAAGACCGACACATTAGATGATATGTATAATGAATTGCAAATACCTATATTAATCGCAGTATTATACTTTACATTTCAACTGCCGGTAGTAAGAAAAAACCTGTTTAAATTTTTGCCATCGTTGTTTAGTAAAGATGGCAATCCCAATCTATCGGGTTATATTTTAAATAGTGTGGTATTTGCATCACTTTATTTTGGATTAACCAAGGGTATGAAGTATTTTGCTATTTAGTCCCCGGGTTATATAGTTTTGCGCAAAACTATGTGTCGCAGTTTAAATGTTTTGTTATAGTATATGAAACCGTCACGGACAAATCGTAAATCAAGTATATAATAAAATGATTTATAATTATTTTATTATAGTATTAAATTACAGTATTAAGTAGAGGTTTAAGTACATGTCTTATAGCGTATCTGAATCTGTAATAATTATCGGCAATACTAATACTAAAGATAATCATACATTTGATAATTTATATTTAGAAGATGTTGATTTTTCATATCAAAATTATAAAAATGTTAGTTTTAAGGGAGCAAATTTAATAAACGCAAATTTACAATTTGTTATTTTTGAAAATGCCAATTTATCAGGAGCAAATTTTTATTGCGCAAACCTTAAATATGCCAATTTTAAAAATGCTAACCTAAGTAATTGTAAAATGTTTAAAGTAGATTTAACCGGTGCGAATTTATGTGGCGTGTATTTAAATAATGCCAACTTAAAACAGTCAAACTTAACGGATACGAATTTAATGAGAGCGGATTTGACAAATGCCAATTTAGAGAAATCTATGTTAATAAATACTATATTAACAAAAGCAATTATGATTAAATGTGTTTTAGTAGAAGCAAAGTTAGAGTACGTTTGTTGTAACTTTGCTGACTTGAGATCTGCTAATTTAAATAAAACAATTATAAACTATACTAATTTTGAAAATACATTTATGAATGATATCTCTATTCAATATTCACATTGTACTAATGTGAATTTTAAGGATGTGCAAATAGTTAATGCTAAATTGAATTTTTCTACATTGTTAAAGTCTAATTTTATTAATGCAAATCTACTAAATACAGAATTAAATAATTGTATACTTGCACATTCTATATTTAATCAAGCAAATCTTACGTGTGCGAGTTTACAAAATTCAAATATGAGTAACAATCAACTCATATATGCGAATCTTACTGAAACTAATTTTACAAATACTGATTTATCGCAAAGTAATCTAACGTGTGCAAAATTAATAAATACTATTTTGATAAATAGTTGTTTAAATAATGCTGTGCTAACATCTGCTGTTGTTTATGAGGTTTATCCTAAGAATGCGGATTTTACAGATGCTAAATTAACTGATGCGCGAATTGATATCAGTGATTTTTCTACCACAACAATGATGAATGCCGTTTTTACGGGTGCAATTATAAATGATTGTGAATTTCCATAATCATATACGTATTTTATAAATAATAATAATAATTATTTATTATAATTATTATCTACATGTCTTCTTCCACTCTTTTAATGCAAGAGTATATTAAAGCTTTGATATTAAATGTAGATCATTCTAAACTTAAAAAGGAAATAAATTTAATATTTGATGGTGGTGCATTTAATGGAGGATTTGCAGCAGGTGTGGCCATGTATATTAAATGTATGGAACAACATGGTCTTGTTAAAATAAATAAATTATCGGGATGTAGTATTGGGTCAGTGATTGCTTTATGGTATGCATGTGGATGTAATGACAATGCATTAACTTTTTTTGAAGCAACAACCACTTCTTTTCAAGATACGATGGATTTGCGGGAATTACAAAAAAATATTAAAGCATTTGTGCATTCCTTATTTCCTGCTGGAGATGTATCTGCTTTAAAAGACAAATTATATATTAATTTTTATGATACTCATAAACATAAACAAAAAGTTATTTCTAATTTTAAAAATGTAGAACATTTAATAGATTGTATATTACAATCGTGTCATATACCTTATATTATAGATGGTAATGCCCGATATAATGAACGATATATAGATGGGATTTTACCACATATTTTTACGGGCGCAAGCGCAGGCGACTCTTTATTTATTAAACTAATTACATTACATAAATGTACTAGAGCAATGGTAGTTAAATGTGAAACCAATATTCATTATAGATTATTATCTGGTGTGGCAGATGCGAATGAGTTTTTTACAACTGGTTCGTCGGATATGTGTAGTTATGTAAGTCAATGGTCCTATTTTAATATTTTACAACTAAGAAGTAGAGAAATGATTATTATTTTCATTATTTCTATTATTGAATGGTTAGTATTATTAAAAGCATATATTCCTTCTACTATTAGAAAATCACTGCTCTATAATGGATGTATAAATTCTTTTAAAAGTTTTTGTAATGATGTATTTAGGCGGACAATCGTTTAGTGGGGGCAATTGCGCTTGCGCCTGCGGTTGGAGTGGCATGTTTTCCCTACGGCAGTGCCCCCTATGCTTGTGCTGGCACTTGTAAA